CTATATTTCGCCTTTGCTATCTCCTCTTGGAGTTCCAGACACCCGCCAACGCCTGACCACTCATGCGTAATGCTGTCTATGACGAGTATGCTGTAATCTCCATTGGCAGCCTCATTCATGGCATCGATAAACGCTTCCGGGGTATATGGCGGCGGCAACTCCATCACGTCAAAATCTGCCCAATCCGAATAAATAGCAGCAGAACCCTTTTCGGTGTCAATGACCGCTATCTTTCCCCCGATCCCCTGAGCGATCTTAAGCGCTCCCCAGGTTTTACCGGAGCCGCTAGGCCCTGATAGGGCTAGCCGCAGCTTAGATTTTTTCCGTTCCGCTTTGGTGAACATTTATTTCTCCATGACTATATGACAGCCTTTCAAGAAATTCTTTATGTTCTTGCTCTTCTTGTATTTCCCCCCAATCATCTTCGCTATCGTCTTGATAATCTATTTCGCACATGATTCCTCCTATATTCACATTAAAGTGAATAATCTTGTCCATGAAATTTTTTGTACGCAATAACCGCGTCCAGTGGTTCATGTGTAATCGCAAAGCACCGATTCTTGCTTACCTCATCATAAATCCAAGAAACTTCACTATTCGGGTAAAAACAAACATACAGTTCAAGTTCATTTACCTTGAAATAGTGATATTCCATTACTTCTGCTTCACCAAGAGATGACAAAAACTCTATTGGCACGTCATATTTTTCTATTTTCATTTTTTTACTCCAAAATCAAGGCAATATATACAAAGACAAAATTAGGCAAGATGCTATAGAGCATGACATCAAGATAAATAAAATTAAAACTATCAAAATGTCATTTCTGTTTTTAAAGATCTTAAACATTACGAAATACCCCAAGTAGCAGCCCATCCAATGAAAATTCCAAGAGATATTGCGAAAACCCAAGACATAATTGATTCTTTCATTTCTCCTCCTAGGGTTTGTACCTATCATCCGCTTGCGTTATATGCGCATATCTGCTTGCGTGTGTGCATATTAGTATCTTTGTGCGCGATGTCAAGCGTATGCTAGTAATTCGTTAGAATATTGTGTTGTTGCGCACATTAGGACTACCCTTGTGCGGCAGGATGAAGTCAACATTTGGACGCCACATGCATGGCGTCATCGATCAAAACCCAAACGAATAGGGGGTCGGGAAATGCATAAAGACAGCAAGCAGATGCGCATATGCCCAAAGACACACGCTATGCTTTGTCAGGCATGGATCGAATCGATCAGGAGGGACAGGCGGACATCAGCAGGATGGGTTAGATGCGATCCTTTGCCCTGTTTATCAGCATGTTCACGAGATTGTTGCATGCTTTTTCGGTCATCTTAAGGATGACTTGAGTGCCATGCTCATCGATTAGAGCTATGACTGTATTGACATCTTCTTGGTTTTTTTTTGAGATGGATAAGACATTGGAGATCGTTGGCGGGTAGTGCACCGCCATCGATTTTTTACGTTGTTTGTCGCCCTGCCCGCTGACTAGCCAGTCAACATTTACGCCCAAAGCATCAGCCAACATAGCGATCTTGAGTGTGCCCTTGACAACACCTTTTTCGATGGCCGAGATCGTGGCCTGATGTAGGCCGCATCTGCGCCCAAGTTCGCGCTGCGTTAGCTCTAACTCTATGCGCGTATCGCGCACCCTAGTGGCAATGTCCATTTGTGTATTGTACCGAGCATTAGCACAAAAAATCGCTTGACGGAAATTATTAGGATACTAATATCCTGATCGATGGCAGCTTGCCAGTGTGGCAAGAGCAGCCGGAAAAGACAGGAGAGATCATGGCAATAAATGGTTGCGTATCGCTTGGAGTACAAATCATGTCCTTGATGTCCCATGGCATGACACAAAGGGGGATAGCTGAGTACATCGGAGTTTCGCAAAGCTGCATCTCTCATGTGCTTTGCGGCAGGCAAAAAGACCTTAGATATTCTGCTGCCGCTAAGCTTTTCGAATTGCACAAACTGAAAATTACAGAATGTAATTTTGTTTGTGATCAGTGAAAACACCTATTTTTATTTGTAATACTTTTAACGAGGTAGATCATGCCATCCCTGAATAGAGTGGAAATCATTGGGCGGATAGGTAAACATCCAGAGATAAGATATGGGAATGATGGTTTATTAAAAATAGCAAATTTCAGCGTCGCAACCTCTGAAACATGGCGGGACAAAAAAGATGGATCTAAAAAAGAGAACACAGAATGGCATAAAGTAGTTGCTTATAATAATTTGGCAAATTTAATCGAGTCATATTTAAGCAAAGGTTCTCTCGTTTATATTTCAGGGAAAATTAAAACAAGAAAATTTTTAGATAAACAAGAAATAGAGAGATACATAACAGAAATAATAGCTGATAGTTTAATTATGCTGGATTCTAAAGAATCACAAAAAGATCATGCATCCAACAAATCAGAGGATATCAAAAATACGGACGATGATATCCCTTTTTAAATATTGTATTTTTTACATCATTGGGTCTAATCATGCGTGATTATTCAAAATTTTCGCCTAAGTTTTGGATAGGCGAAACCGGGAAAAAAATAAAATCCTCTGGTCACGAAGCTTTGATTGTATCTATTTACCTTTTGACATCTCCTCATAGCAATATGCTGGGAATATATTATCAACCTGAGGTGTACATAGCTCACGAAACTGGATTGGGCATCGGAGGGGCTTCAAAGGGTCTTGAGATGGCCATAGAAGCAGGTTTTTGTGCGTATGACGCGGCATCTGAGGTCGTATGGGTGTACGAAATGGCCAGATACCAGATAGCTGACTCTCTAACACCTCTCGATAAGAGGTGCAAGGGTGCGCAAAATGAGTACGACTCGTTGCCCGAAAACGCTTATCTGGCGGACTTTTTCGATAAATATGCGCAAGCTTTTAACCTAACAAAAAAGCGTATCCCCAAATCTCCAAAGATATCCCCCTTGGAAGCCCCTTCGAAGGCACTTGCAAGCCAGGAGCAGGAACAGGAACAGGAGCAGGAACAGGAACAAGAACAGGATTTAAAGAAAAAGCAGCCTACGGCTGCAAAAAAGAAAAAAAATATCGATGGGTTTGACGCTCGTAAATCGCTGCTTGATCTCGGGGTGGATATGCAGGTAGCGGATGACTGGCTGAGGGTTAGGGCGATAAAGCGCGCGCCGCTGACCGCAACGGCTCTGAGGGCTGTGATGCGCGAGGCGGAAAAAGCTCATATCCCCGTTTCGGAGGCTGTAAGGCTATCGGCTGAGCATGGCTGGCAGGGATTTGAGGCGCAGTGGATGCACAACCTGCAAGGCTCTACGCGACCCCATGAGCGCTCTTGGCGAGACGACGAAGCAGACATCGTTGCAAGACTCACTGGCGGTCTAGGATCAACAAAACGCTCAAATGGCCTCTCAGGAGGCTCAAGAGACTCAATCGGCATGGATGTAGCCACATTGCAATACGATGGGCAAGAAGAGCCTTTCTCGTCGATTTAAATGGCATCTACGGAATCCAGGGAGGGGCGGCATGATTGACGCATTGAAGGATCACGACTGGGAAAGAGACCCTTATTGGCCTGAAAGCGCAGTACCTCAAAAATGGGTCGAGACTATTTTTGCCACTATGAGCGCTTATTATGGATCGAAATTCGCCAATCTTTGGCGTAGCGCGAAAATAGATACCGTGAAGCGTGCATGGGGGATTGAATTATCCAAAATAAGTGTTGATCAAATCAAAGCAGGCAGAAATAATTTAAGCTCTCTTAATAATCCTCCGACGTTGCCTGAATTTATATGTTTTTGCAAACAATCCAGAATAGATAGCATGCATGAGCATCAAAACTTATTGCGGGACGAATCGCAGAGAGCTTCTCGAGAGACAATCGATAGCAATGTCCCTTTGATAAAAAAATCAATCAAATCTTACAGGCAGCCTAAGCCTACTGCAGAATGGGCTTATAAACTGATTATAAAATCAGAATCGAATTTAAACATACCTTTTTCGGTGAAGGAGATCGCAAAATCAGCAATAATGTCAGATGCTGGCAGCGCTGTCATAGATCAATGTTTGGATGAGGCGACTAAATTAAATTACATTAATATCAGAAATATTATTTTTTCTGAAAAATCACCTGTATGCGACGAATGAATACTGAAGAAGATCAATATCGGCACGAATGCGAAGTGCGCCATATCGCTAAGTGGTCTTTGACCGATCGCAGAGCTTTTTTGGCGGAGGTCGAAAAGCATAGGGGTGTGGATGCCGCTAATCGAATCAGGGCATCTCTGATCGAAATTTGGGATAAAAAGGATAATAAGAAATGATATTTATCGGGGTCGATCCTGGTCTGACAGGCGCTCTAAGCGCAATAGACCACAATGGCATAGTGCTTGGAGTATATGATTTGCCAACTCGCAGGGTGGAGATCGCTGGAATGCATGCGCTGGTTAAGCGCAAGATCGATGCTCTCGCTCTGCGAAAAATCATAATGAGCGCAGTGCCATCCAACGACAAGGCAATATTAGTCATCGAGGACATGCAGCTATTGGGGGGGCATGCCATCCAAACTATGGGGTCTCTGGCGCACACTAGAGGCGTTATCGAGGCTGTGGCGATGCTGTGCGGGATGGATGTGCGCTTTGTCACTCCGCGCGAGTGGAAAGCATCTTATGGATTTGGCGCCGACAAGAAAATAGCGCTCCGCATAGCGCGAGAGCTATACCCAGGAGCGCCAATTAAACTTGCCAAACACCATAATCGGGCGGAAAGCTTGCTGATATCTAGGTGGGCATTTTTAAAACTTTCCTAAGATCTTTATCTTAAGAAAAGCTAATTCCCACTGCGATTCAGGCATTTTTATCAAACCTTGCTCCCAGTACTGCACAGTCCTTAATGAGACATGCAGGATATTTGCTAGCTCGGTTTGAGTCATGTTAAATTCATTCCTTAGTTTTTTTATTTCGTCTGGCGAAGGTGACATATTTTATCCTTTTAAAAAGTCCAACACAGTTGAATTCGTCTAATATTTTAGGATATTTTTCATCGTAGTATTGATCAAAATCGTTTTGTCGATTGCTGACATCGTAAATCACGTATCCTCTGAATGACTTATGCCTTAATTCAGCAAGAGACACTTGTTCATATTGGCAATCCTCGCAGTTAAATGTATTTTCAAAAAATATGCATGCCAAATATGGGGTTGGGGCACATACTATATCTAAAAAAGACCATCTCGTCGAATCGACTAATGCATAATGATTGCAATTCTCTTGCAATTTGTACTTTTTGAAAGGAGTTTCATCCCATAACTCAGTCATGACATCACCTCTATTAGATTAGGCATTTCATTGGTTTATATATCCATATAAATGTTTTTGAATATTTCTTTTACTTTTTCTGCTTCTGCTTGCAGAAGGGCTATGTTTTTTTTGTATTCCGACCATGCATCGAAATCCTCGAACATATGATGTATATATACGCTTTCTGAAAGGCGTCTGTCTCCGGTATATCCTCTGCGGTCGTTGATTGGTAACATGGCAACCTCCAGTTTTAAGCAAGTGTGATATCAAGTGCAAAAAGTAGCTTGGTTATCGACCCAATTTGATATTGGATCGGAATTTTCATTGGATTCTCCTTTGTGCATCGATGATGACTGTATCATATGCAACAATTTCGCATTGTCAAGAAATTTTTTTGGCACTATGCGTGAGGTTGCACAAAAAAAATTTCTTGACATCACGAAAAAATTGCATATGATGGAGTCATGCGCTTCTCAAGGAGCAAGGCCATGAACCCCCAAACAGAGATATGCCTTTTCAGTCATGCCTACCTCGAATGCATCCGATACACGGATCGATATGGCGTACTTCATTATTCGTACGTGCGCACTGTGGATTATTCAGATGTTGTTTGGTGTTAAGTAATCGGGCGTATTACCAAGCTACCCGAAACCAACTGGAGAACTGACATGGAAACGATCAACATGGCCGAACTCGATGTAACCCTCCTTTCCGAGATAGCTGGCCAAGAAGAGAATTTCGAATTGTTCTCGGCCCCGTATGAATATGCTGCAGTAGGAAATCAGTGCTATCACATAGCCTATTCGCGCGAATACAATCGCGGCGGTATCGTGCTAGTCGGCTCTGGCTCCTCTGGAGCAACCGAGTGGACAGACGCGCGCAGCCCGGAGGAAGTACTGATCCGTTTCGAAGCTAATGAAATGGTGCGCTAATCCAATTGAGCGGGAATGGAGCGCGATCAAAAGCGCGCCCCTTTCCTTCAGCAGCTTTTATTTTCAGGAGAAAAGAAATGAGCGCTAAAAGAACGGTTTTAATCGTGGAATCCGTAGGAGATTTCGTAAAATATTACGCAATAGACGGGGACTATAGTGATTTAGATAGGGTCTATATTAATGAAACCGGATCCGAAGAGGAGGTGGATAGGTTGACTAAAATCTACGAAATTATTGATAAGATGGATCCTTTTGATTCTTTCCCGGTGGAGGAGGTTAAGGATGGAGCGGCAGTCATATGTGTAGGTTGGTTGTAAAAAAGGAGAAAATATATGAAAAAATACAGAAAGAAATCCTGTTCAGATGAGGAGGAGGAAATGATTGATGAGAAAATAATCGAGAATGCTTTTGAAGCGGCCTTCTTAATTGGAGCATGGGATACGACTCAGAAACTATCAACATATTGCTCATTTTATCAGTCTTTTAGGATTGGGTATTTATCTGCAATAAATGCACTTTTGAAAAATCAAAATGAAAAAAATGATTGAACGTGATTTACTTTGCCTTTATGAATCTCTCGTTAAGGAGTTAAGCTCTAGATTAGACGCACAATACAATATAGTATCAATACTAAGGTCGATTAATTCGCGTTGGGCGGGATGGGATTATGATTTGTCGAAGTCTCAAGCTGATCTAATAGATTTCAGGGATGGATTGGAGCGTGTCGAGAAAATGCTTAATGAAATAAAGACTATTCAGGAGGAAATAAATGAACGTACTACATAAATTGAATACTAGTGACTTAGAATCCCATATGATCGAGGTCGTTAAAAGGGAACCTGGTATTCTCGAAGAGAGTCTACTAATAAATTGCCACGCAGCGGCCTACGATGCCTTGTCTCGGTTCCGTTTGGGTTTTAGAGACCCTGACCTACAAAAGACCGTGGTTAGCTTTTTCGTGCGGCCAGATGAATTGGTTATCAGGGTGTTCAACTCCCTTGTCCGGAGCGGTGTTATAGAGCAGCACGGTGACAAATATTGTGTGAAAGGAGGCAAGACATGGATGGACTAAATAAAGGGGATCATTATGCGCGAATATATTCGCGTCGAAGGTGGAGGATTTACTTACTTGAAAACTTTTAACCCGTACTTAGCAGCTAACTCCAGGTGGAATAGCGAATATTATGCGTCTTGCGCATGCGAAAGTGCCGGAGTCTGGGTGTATGACGTAACTGGGGTAAAACTACCCTCAAATTTTACCATCCCAGATTTTCTGGCTTATGTCAGAGATAAGGCAAGTTCGGTGAGCTATTGGAGAGTAGCTTGATATTAAGGAGATTGTGATGCGTAAATTTGTGTTTGTTTCGCAAGACGATAAGTTGCCGATCGTAACAGGCCAAGGAAATAAATCGTGGAATGCCGCGGCAAAAAATGGCATTTACGTATTATCAAGCCAAAAAGAAGGGCATGATTTAGTAGCATATGATATGACTGAGCGAGGAGATTACATAAAGGATATTACTGATCGCGCTGAGATTATTAAGGCGTGTGAAGATTACTGCCATTCCGCCGAGTACTACTATTTCTATGGGGCGCGCAGATACGCCATAGTCGAGAACGGGATTGTTTCCGCGCCCCATGATTTTCCGAGCGTGCTCCATTTGGCCACTGCGGGATACGCGTTTTGCGCGAAGGAAGAGGCCACGGTATCGGCTTATGACATAACCGACTGGGAGGCCACCGCGCCATTGTTATCAGTCACGGAATATGGCCATCTCCAATTACTCAAGCGCATCGCCCCGTTGCCAATCTACCTCAAGAGATCACCTAGTTAGCCACCGTACACTAAAGGAGAGTGACCATGAAAAAGTATCTCTTTGTGACCAAAGACAAGATCGAGTTTAAGGTTGGGCGAAATTTCTGTTTTTTGGTGGATGAGGAAGGCCGCTACGTCCACGTTTCTAAGGACGAGGCAACCCTCGTGGTCTACGAGGTGACTGGCCTGGAGGGCGACTTATTGACAAAAAATGTTTCGGAGTTTATTCGCGGCGCGCTGGCGATCGACTATTTAAAAAGGCAATGGTGAGAGACTACGCCCTAGTAACTCGGCGCGGCGTATATCTTGCCAGGGCCGAGAACATCAGGAGCGCTGCGAGTCAGATAGGGTCTTGTGTCCCAAGCAAGCCTTGGGACGCCACAATATGGGCGTATGACGTAACTGATTGCGAGTGTTATATGCCGCGCAGTTCATTCGGCCCTGCCCGCTACCTGCAAGCCCTCGACAAGTTCTCACCCCCGCCAATCCCCCTCAAAAGATTGCCTAATGAGGAGACCAAGGCATAAATAGCGGAGTTTTTATATTTTAGGGATCATTATGAATAAATATCTTTTAATCGAGAATATGACAAAATCATATATCCTAGATGCGGAATCGTCATCTATGGCTGTTGGAAAGTTTGGGGATTATGTACCGAGCGAACCTAGGGAATCTACCATTATTATATATAATATAACGGGCCATGAAGAAGATATTTTATCAGATTGTAATGTTTTTAATTTACTTAAATTTACTAATTGGGCTGAACGCCGTTCATCTCCTCCAGTCCCAGCTGAATATTTCAGGAGATTAAAATGAAAGATAAATTATGGGAAAGTACGGATTTATTACTTTTAGAAAGTCAACTAAGGGGTGCTTACGAGTGGTATGAGAAATCATTGAGAGTTCGTGAACATCATTATAATGGATACAAAAAAGCAAAACATGACTGTCGGGAAGCTTTGAAAGAAAAGAAGAAGCAAGAACACAGACTGAAAAAATTAGAACAGGAAATGAAACGCACTCAGAAATTATTAGATGATGAGAAATTGCATGAAACTGTATGCCAAACTAACCATTCCAATGCATTGGAATTCTTAGTTAGAGAAATACGCCGGTTGAATAATGCTTAAATAGTGATTAAATTAATAGAGTATGCCATATGTGGTAAAAAGCACATTCATATATTTTTCAATGCTTAAAAATAAAGTGCGCATATTGCATGGAGGATGACATGATTAAATTTACATACACAAAAGAGCAAGATGATTTGCTTCGATCAATTTGGCATAAAAAAATAACTATTAAATCTCTTGTTGACGAATATTTCAAAGGCTATCCACCGACTGCTATATACTGGCATGGCAGGCATAAATTATCGCTTGGGATGCGTGATAGGCGCTGTGCCGGTAGATGTGGATGGGTGTGGTTGGAGATCAGCGCAGCGCTGGAAACTTTAGGAGAGGCAAGCATTCCTGATATCATTGAATACACAAAAATCAGCGAAGGCGCTGTGCATCGTAATATGCAAGCTGCCTTGCAAAACAAGATGATCCACATAGCTCGATATCGCCGTCGCATGGGGCCTCCTGTACGTGTATTTAGCCTTGGAGCATTTGTGGATGCGCCTTATCCTGCTCCAATCGGATTCGCGGACAATCGGAAAAAATATTTGCGCAAAAAAAGAGAAAAAAAATTCAGAGAATCTGCCGCTGTTTGGAAAATCTAAAAGGAGATAGCCATGATCCATGAAAGCAATTTTTCGTCAGCCATCGCAAAATCTGATATAGACGACATCATCTTCGAGTGGTATCGATGGAGCAAAAGCTTCCGAGAGCCTTTAGGATACCATCATCGAGATTCGTCTTGCCGCGCTTGCAACATCAGCAAGCAATGGATGGATCACTCCGAACTATCGGAGATTGTCGATCTGCAAATACGACAGGGGATCGGGGAGAAACTTGACGAGATCATCTTTGAAATGACTCCAAGGCACCGTGTAGCGATTACGGTCGCCATGAAAAATATGGATATGGGCAGCAAGATTTGGCATCACCCTAAATACCCAACATGCAAAATCTCAGACTATTACGAGGCTAGAGATTTGGTGCGAGAAAAAATGCTAAAAAAAGGTCTTGCAATATTCCTTAAATAGATGTACTGTCCATCGCGTGGGAGATACTCGCTCTAAAATTTCCTAAGGGTTACTCCGTAGCAAGTGCTTTGGCCCCGGTTCTAAAAGCTCCGGGGCCTTTTTCATTCTGGGGATTAAAAATTATGGGACGCCGCTCACTTCTCACGCCCAAGCAGTGGGAGGAGGTCGAGAGGCGTGTATTGCTCGGCGCGGAACCTGTCAGGACGCTTGCCCGAGAATATGGAGTCGATGAGGCTGCGATTCGACATAGGATTAAGAATCATAAATCCGCGTGCGGAAAATCGGAAAGTCCTCTCAAAGAGCTTGCAGCGCAAAAAGTGGCTGCGGAAAAAAACATGAAAAATATCTCCGCAGTTATTTCCGCGCTGCCGATTGCTCGGCAAAACATCGTCAATGAGTTGGCGGCTAGGATGCAGTCGGTTAGCATGCATTTGGCATCGGCTGCTGAGTATGGAGCATCGATCTCTCATCGGCTGATGGGGATCGCTAGCGTGCAAGCTTTGGCGGTTGATGATGCTGATCCGCTGGGTAATGTGGCTAGCCTTAATGCCCTCAAAGGGATTTCCACCTTGACCAAGGTGGCGACCGAGTCCGGCGAAATTGGCCTGAATCTGCTAAGGGCAAATAAGGGCATTGCTGACAACAAGCCGGATGCTGCCGCTGAGGATAATGGCGCTCGTTATATTGTCGCGCCTGATGTCGCTGAAAGCGCTGAAGAATGGGCGGCAATCGCGAGCGGGAAAGCATGATCCATGAGGGATGATTGATCCGTCAAAAATAGTTTGGAGACCTCAGCCAGGGCCTCAAACTCTGTTGCTGTCTTGCCCGATCGAAGATGTGTTGTTTGGCGGTGCGCGCGGCGGAGGTAAGACGGACGCATTGCTTGGAGATTGGGTGGCGCATGCTGGCCGTAGTAACGGACATGCTAGCGGTCTAATTGTGCGTAGGACTACTCCTCAATTAGAGCATCTGATTAAGAGGTCTAAAGAGCTATATCCGCAGCTTGGCGCTGTATGGATGGCAGGGACTAAGACATGGCACTGGCCATGTGGTTCAGCGCTCAAAATGCGCTGGATGGAGCGAGACGATGACGCTGACCATTACCAGGGGCATCAATACACTTGGATAGCCCCTGATGAACTTGGTACATGGCATAATCCCGATCCAATCGATAAGTTGCGCGCTACTTTGAGATCGCCGCATGGCGTGCGATGTGTGATGCGTGCGACTGCTAATCCTGGTGGCCCAGGACATCAATGGATAAAGGAGCGTTACATACTGCCTGCTCCGCCATTGACGCCATTTTTCGACGCAGAGCGCCGTGTATGGCGAGTATTTATTCCATCGCGCATCAACGATAATCGCAAGTTGCTGGATGCCGATCCGGGCTATATAGATAGGCTTAAGGCATCCGGGCCACCCTGGCTAGTTAGGGCTTGGCTTGAGGGGGATTGGGATGCTAGCGCGGGGGAAAGTTTTTTCCCCGAAGCAAGTTTGCTGGTGGATGGTGCGCCGCCAGAGTGGCCGTCGAGGTGCGATCAGGTATTTGCGGTTATCGACACCGCGCTTAAAGACGGGATTGAGCATGACGGCACAGCTGTAGTCTATTTCGCCAAAAACCGAATCGCAGGCATACCTCTTACAATACTTGATTGGGATGTGATCCAGATCGAGGGAGTATTGCTCGATGCTTGGCTGCCAAGCGTCAATGCAAGGCTTGAGCATCTTGCGCTTGAGACAAAGGCGCGACATGGCAATATTGGGATGTGGATTGAGGATAAGGCGAGCGGCATTGTGCTGTTGCAACAGGCGGCGCGGCGTAGATTGCAAGCTTATCCGATTGATGGCAAGTTGACGATGCTTGGCAAGGAGGCTCGCGCACTGAGCGTAAGTGGATATGTCCACTCTGGGCGCGTGAAGATCAGTAGACCGGCATATGAGAAAGTGTCGTCATATAAGATGCAAGCTCGCAATCATTTCCTGTCGCAAATTTGTGGATTTAGATTGGGCGCTAAGGTGCCGCATCATATGGACTTACTGGATTGTTTTTGCTATGGTGTGTCAATATCCCTCGGGGACTCTGATGGGTATTAAAACTATTTGGCATTGATATCGCGGGTTTTATAATGGGGAAGAATTTTTAGAATGATTAGGTATTGATTTGGAATCGGGAATGCCCGATTGGCGGACATTACAAGGTGTAACCATGGGTGTCCGTTTTCTTTTCTCGGCACGGAGTTAATCTAAGCTTGATATGAGCGGCATTGACGACATTGGCGTGGCCACTCTTGGCATTGTCAACTCCATACCATCTCAATTGATGAGCCTTTTGATTTGCGACGGGATACAACCAGGATCGCCGCCATCCTACGAAATCTGCAAGACAATTTACAGCTATCACCCGCTCGGCGCGAAAATGGCCGAAGCGCCGATCGAAGAAGCCCAGTCTCAAGACAGAGAAATCTCGATACCGGGATCGCCAGAAGAAGACCTCAAAGAGGCGTTTGAGAATGAATGGATGAGGATAGGGAAAACCGGCGCTGATGAAATCATCAAGAATTTCATGACAGTCAAAAGGATATATGGCATTGCGTCGTTGATCTATGGCGCGCCGGGTATCCCTCCTGACCAGCCGATGCCGCTAGATAAGCTGCATGAGCTTGACATATATTTCAATGTCCTTGATCCATTAAATACTGCTGGATCGTTGGTGCTTAATCAAAATCCGAACGCGCCGGATTTTCAGAAGCCGAGTTATCTAAGAGTTGCAGGAGTCGATTATCATCCATCGCGCGCGGTGATCGCGCTCAATGAAGCTCCGATCTATATTGAGTGGTCGAATAGTGCTTTTGGGTTTGTCGGGAGATCGGTGTACCAGCGCGGCCTGTATCCTTTGCAGTCGTATCTGCACACGATGATAACGGATGGATTGATCGCACAAAAAGCTGGATTGTTGGTGATGAAGCAAAAAGCGCCTGGATCGATTACGGATCGAGTGGCGCTTGCATGGTCTGGCGTTAAACGGTCTATGCTAAAAAACGCTAAAACTGGTAACGTCATATCCGTCGGAGTCGAAGAGTCTATCGAGTCTGTGGATTTGAAGAATATTAGAGATGCTGCCGAATTTGCTCGCAACAACATCCTCAAAAACTTGGCTGTGGCTGCCAAGATGCCAGCGCTCATGCTTAATGAAGAAACGATGGCGGAAGGTTTTGGTGAAGGCACAGAGGACGCTAAGCGCATTGCGAGGTACATCTCTCGTGTGCGTTGTGAAATGCAGCCAGCTTATGAGTACATGGACAATATTGTACAGCGGCGCGCCTGGAACCCGCAATTCTACGCGGCTTTGCAGCGCAAATATTCAGAGTATAAAAAGATGCCGTATGAGACAGCTTTTTATGGATGGAAAAATTCATTCAGAGCGACTTGGCCAAATCTGCTTGTAGAGCCGGACAGTGAGAAGATCAAGACCGAGGATGTGATTACAAAGGCGGCAATATCGTGCATCGAGGTAATGCTACCTGCACTTGATCCAACGAATAAAGCCAACGCTGTTGCCTGGCTGGCTGAGATCATGAATGAAAGAAAATTGATGTTCAGTGCTCCTCTGGAAATCGATATCGATGCGCTTAAAAATTATGCTGAACCGATTACGGAAGAGCCTCATCCAATTGTTGAATCGTCGCATCTGTGAAGGATTGCCATATGATGGAGACCAATTTTCTGCCGAGCCAATACACTATGTCCATCGGCATCGAAATAGATGGCAATGAGTCGAGTTATCTGGGAAGTGTCGAAGAATTCCCCGATGTTCTGGTTGTCGAAGGCTCAGCACTCGCAGTCTATAGAGCGCTCATTAATGAGATTGAGGCTAAGATAAGCCATCTTAAAGACCTCGGGAAAGAAGTTCCGAGACCTAAATTTTTATTCCATTAATTTCGCAATGTTGCGTAATGCTAATGCTTCCTTTGCGGAGGTGCTGGCGTTAGCCGTCGCTGACCTGACTGAGAAAGGTTACGCTGATGCTGCTAGACTAGATGCATGGCTTATGAGATTGCGATTCGCCGCGATGTCAGAATGGACTGATCAAAGCGATTTACAAAACAAGATTCAGGCAGCTTTAAGCGCCGCGCTTAAACGTGGGATTTCTCCTAGCGCTACTTTGAGGCATCATCCAGGAGTATCGAGATTTTCGATAGAGTTAATCAAGCCACAATTGCGAACAGAACTGCACAGGCGAGTGCGCGCAAGCGTGGATTTAATAAAACTCAATCGTGAGCAATCGACTGAGAAGATGTTGCAACGTTTCGCGGGATGGGCCACATCGATACCTGAGGGGGGATCGCGAGCCGTTGATAAAAATGCAGTAAAATCACATGTCGCAAAGTCCATTAAATCGCTCAGCTACGAAGAGCGCAGAGTAGCGATAGATCAGGGTCACAAGCTCATGTCAGCGGTTAATGCAACCATTGCTCAACAGACTGGTGCAATTGCGATGCGGTGGCGATCCCACTGGCGTCAGGTGGGATACGATTATCGCGAGGATCACAAAGAGCGCGATCAAAAGATATATGCAATCCGTGGTTCGTGGGCGATGGATCAGGGATTGATTAATCAGGGAGATGGATATTTGGACGGCATAACGCAGCCAGCGGAAGAGGTATTTTGCCGCTGCTATGGCGTGTATCTAAATAATCTACGAGATTTGCCTAAAGAGATGCTTACAGCAAAGGGGCGTGAAGCGATGGATAAGTTCTCGTTACCACGAGTTCAAAATGCCGCTTGAAGCAGGATCATCACGAGAAGCTATTGCGCATAACATCGCTGAGCTTCGCCGCGCCGGGCATCCAGAAAAGCAATCGGTCGCGATTGCGATGCGGGAAGCTGGGGAGGCGCGCGCGGATGAAACTAGTACCGATAACAATAGGAGTACTAGCAAAATAAATGATTGCTCTGGAATTTTATTTGTCGATTCTGGAAATTTTTGCCTGTTAGTTAAACGGGCCGATAATGGTTTGTGGGAAAATCCTGGTGGCCATTTAGAAGATGGAGAGACGGAAGAAGATGCGGCGGTAAGAGAATCAGAGGAAGAGATAGGAATATGTCCAGATGGTAATAGATTCCAAATAAGAAAGACCTATTTCCCGGATAAATCTGGTGCATACACATTATTTTTGCAGCATGTTAAAAATCGATTCGATGTAAAATTAAATCATGAACATACTGAATATTTGTGGTATCCTCTCAAGGAATTGCCTGAGTTTATAAACCATAACTTAAAAAAATCAATATCATTAATAGTTGGAAATGAACTGGATATTGCGGAAAGTATGTCTCATGGAGATTTGCTGTCCCCATACAAATATGAAAACGTTTGGTTATTTGATTTGCGTATCACTGGAACAGGTACTAGTTATCGTAAAGCGCATGAAGAATTTGTTTACCGCACACCAGATAATTTTTTGACTGAAGAGTTTGTTGACCGATGCAATGGACTGCCGTTAATATTCGAGCATCCAAGTGATATTATCCTAAATACCGAAGAATTCAGGCAAAGAATAATTGGTACGATTTTCTTGCCATACATAAGGGGCGATGAAGTAAGAGGCATCGCCAAAGTGTTTGATGAGGACGGCGCAAAGTTGATGATGGCGTCGCACGAGTCAACCAGCCCTGCGGTTGTTTTCCGCGACGCAGGCTCGACCGAGACCATTGAAATCAATGGCAAAACAGTGCTTATTGAGGGCAAGCCGTCCTACCTCGACCACTTGGCAATTTGCGAAGAGGGCGTGTGGGACAAAGGCGGCGAGCCAAGCGGGATTAACCAAGGAGATGATGACATGGACAACGAAATGCCGGTTTGGGCGGACGCGCTGATGAAGAGACTCGATAGTGTGTGCGCGCGCATGGACTCCATCGAAAATAAAGGTGGAGATGAAATGAACTCTGACACACACAGGCACGACTCGCAAGATTTAAAGGCCGCAGAGGAAGGAAAGAAAGAAATGAAGCACGAGGAAGAGGCAGAGAAGAGTTTGAAAAAGGCCGAGGAAGAAGGCAAAACAGAAGAGAAGGAAGAGAAAAAAGCCGACTCTCATAAGCGCTCCGATTCAGAAGAAGAGAAAGAAGAGAAGAAGCGCGCCGATTCTCAGGATAAACTCTCCAGAGAAAATTATGAATTGCGTGCAGAAATACAGCGCATGAATAGCACTTTATCAAATTTGACCAAGCCTCTCACTGTAGAGGATAGAGATGCTCTGGCGCGTGCGCAGAGCCGTGCTGATGCTGTCATGCAAATGTTTGGATCGCATGCCAATGTGCCGCTGCACGGCGAAAGTCCAATCGATTATAGACGGAGGCTTGCTGCTGCCTTGCAAAAGCATAGCCCTGAGCTTAAAGCGATTAAGCTTGACGCGCTTGAGGGACAGATGTTCGCGATGGCGGAAGACCGTATTTACGCAGACGCGCAAACCGCCGCGCTCACTCCTGCGGAAGCCCCAGCAGGTAGATTGATCCCTATTATTTCAAAAGATTCGTCTGGGCGCGAAATCACCAGATATGTTGGCGATCCTAAAGTTTGGATGGAGCCTTTTAAGCGCAAAGGGGTTAATTTCAGTTTTAATCAATCTTATCTTAATAAAGGGGCGAAATAATGTCATCTATATCTTTTAATCCAATGGTGACGAGTTCGCCCCAAAGCTCGTTCCTGAAAAGCACTTATGGCCTAGTCCAGGGTGTGTTTGTAGATGATCCGGCATCAAATCCTTGGCTGCTGAGCGGCCATTTAGATTCTGGCGTTTCTCAGCCTATTTGGGGCGGGATGGCTATCACTGAAAAAGTTCCGCAGCCAGGTGAATATCAGCTTGGCAATACGATTGTTTTGGCTTCTGCAAACTCTAATTTCAGCGGATTCACGGTTTTCAACCGCGCCAATAACATGGTTATTACCCCTGGTAACACTGTGCCGCAAGCAGATGCGTTGATGACTGTGATGTACTTCAGGACAGGATCAAATGCGCGCATAGCGGTGCAGTGCGATAGCGGATTAGCCGAGTCACTGGGCGGCGGGAATGTCAATCAAGCTGTTTCATGGGATTTCACTAATCAAAAGCTGATTACATTTTCGTCTGGTATCGGCGCTCTGCCTTGCAAGGTGTTGCAAATCACAGACGACACAAGCAAGATCGTGTCGTACGACTCAATGACGGGAGCCGTGACTTGGACGGTCGGCTTCGTGGCGCTCATCCAGATCTAAGGGGCAAACAAAATGGCTAATATTTTCCCGTCTCAGGCTAAAGTTTCTCCGAGCTTTTCAGAGCCTGATCTCATCATCACTTATGCGCAAGCATCGGGGGCTTTCGAGGCGCTCGAAGGCGGTAGCCCGCGCACGAAGATTGGCAACGATGATCTGTACGTGTACATCAATTCGCTCGATCTGCGCACCGAGGCTATGGCATCTCAGGCTGCGCCTAATTTCTTACCTGCCGCTACTTTGGTGGGAGATTACTATAGCACTCCGACATATTTACTCCGTGTGCGCGCTCAGTGGGATCACCACGACACAGCGGCGGCTGCTAACTATGCCGTCTCATTGCCACATGCTCAAGAGCTTGCGCAGCGTCAGGGGATTTTCCAGCTAGGTCGGATCGCCCTGCTTTATGGCCTTAATCCTGCAAATGGTGAGGGATTGCTCAATACTGTGGGGGCTACCGCCATCACTCTCCCGCCTGATAGTTATGGTAACGATGCGGTTACGACTTATGATAACGGAGAGATGGCCCTTTTCTTGTTGGGTAATGTTGTCACACTTAAGTCGTCGATGTACCAATCTGGAGGTAATATTAAAAATCGCGTTGTTGTGATTAGTCCTCAGCGTGTGTTTTTGCAATTCCAACTGCAAAATATCGTCCAAGTCACATCATTCCAGCGTCCCGGCGGCGGCACGTCAACAACCGGTCAGGTTGTCCAAAACGTGCTAGCGGAAAATGGAGAGTCGTTCGAATGGCATTATGACGATACATTGATAGGCAAGGGCGCTGGCGGCACTGATGCAGTCATCATGACGATCCCGGAAATAGAGGTGCCAAATATCCCAGGAATTAATACAAATGAATTTGGTAAATTGATGCCGTCAATGAAAGCAGTTAATCTGATGTATCAGGATATGGCTGCCCCAATGAAGATCCCTACGCCTATCCCTGACGGAGGCATTACGGAAGTCCAAGAACTCAGAATTACATGCGGATGGTGTGTCCGTCCGCAGGGCCTAATGATTATCTCGATGCCTTACGAACCGTCTTAACCGGAGATCAAGATGTCTATCAATATTGCTAATTGCACTAAGCAAAAGCTGCGCTATTTTTATCGTGCCCCAGAAACGCACAAAACCATGATGGTCGAAATACCATCTGGGCATCAATCAACAATTGGACATAATTTCTCGTCCCAGCAGATGGAAAAAGTGATCCAGCATATGGAAAGACATGGGTTCCGACCTGCCTCCCAAATGAGTAAATTATTAAATTTTTCGGGAGTATTTTATCGGATAGATAAGCCTGTGACAGAATCACAAATCCACTCAGGTCATGATGCTTTGGTCGAAAATCAGGAATATCGCAGCGCACAAGAAGTGACTCGTAGCGCCCTTGGGTTTGACTCATCGACACGCGATCCGAGAGACAGACGCCGAAGGCTCGCAAAGGTGACAGAGGTAAGCGTAGATCAAGATATTCCTAAGCACCAAAAGCCCAATGGAGACGAAGTCCATTTCTCGTTATCCGTTGATCCTAACGGACGGTCAGATGCCAAATTGCCAATTTAAAGGGATACATCATGATGCATAAAATCTCTCTCATCGCGTCATTGCTTTGCGCATCATCGGCAATTTTTGCGCAAACCCCAAATTACCCGTTGCAGAGCGCAAATAACCTTTCGGATGTGGCTAGCGCCTCCACATCTCGCACCAATCTTGGATTGGGATCGTCATCGACAGTCAACACCGGTACGAGCGGTGCAACGATACCGTTGCTCAACGGCGTAAATACATGGTCTGGGGCGCAAACATTCGGCGCTGGAGTGGCGATATCTGGCTCTCTGATTTCTGCGACTGCGCCAACTATCGCATCCGGGTTTGGGACATCCGCAGCTATCGTGCATAGCAATGGCACGGCGGCGTTTGCGCTCAACGTTGGGACGAGCAACACGGGTAACGGGGTGCTGACGCTGCCCACAGCGGCCAATGGTTGGACATGCGACGCAACGGATATCACCACGACCGGCCCCAATCAACTAGTGACCAAACAAACTGCCTCAAGCGCAACTTCTGCGACGCTCCAAAACTATACGGATGCAGGCGCTACGCATGCATGGACTGATAGTGATGTGCTCTACGTAAAGTGCTTGGCATATTAAGATGGCTTTCGAAAATCCAAGTACTCCTAATCTCGCAGACTTCACTGTCTACGTTTACGAGCAGGGCGTACCAGAGGCGGATTTGCCGCCTGACTCGCAATATTTGGTTTGGGCGTACAACACCGCGCTCCCAAAGACTTTGCGCGCCCCGCCATGCATTGTTCCGATCTTATATGTGTTAGCGGTATATCAACTTGGGATGCATACACTGCTCAAGATCGCACAGGATCAACCGGATCAGACATTTTTCGCAGCGCAGCGCACCACATATAAACTATTGTCGTTTGTGGCTGGCCCAGTGTTCTACTCCATGGATCAGGCGACATCTAATTCTTTAAAGGCCCCAGATTTTCTTAGTGGCCTAACAATGTCAGGACTCGATCTTCTTAAGACGCCTTGGGGGCAAGAATATCTTGCCTATTCCCAGGCATTCGGGCCGACTACGGTTGGAGTATCGTGACTACCCTCAAGCTTGGCGTTGTTGATGTCGCTTACACTGGAGAGGACGGACAGCAAACCACAACCGGAGATGTCGCGACATTTTTAGAATCCGATTATCACGTGATAGAGGTTTTTTATCAACTTTACGAAGAAAAGATAAAAGATTTTTTGGTTGATGCTATGGCTGGGGAGATCGAGTCGATGGCGCAAGGCAAGCCGGTATCGGTTTTTGGGGGAAATCTTGAAAC